TAAAAAATATAATGGTTTTGCACCACAACAGATTACATCATTCACACACATAGCAACAAGGTCAATACCTATAGTACTATAGTCTGCTAGTTTTATTTTAGTGCCAACACCATCAGCACCAGACACCAATACAGGTTCCTTATATCCACTAGGAACCTCGTACATACCACTAAACCCACCAATACCTGGTGCTTTTAATTTTAGTCTTTCAACAAAAGCATTACCTGCTTCAATATCAACATTGTATTTCATTAGTCACGTTGTCGCCAATCATCTGATCTGTCTGGTCTAAACCAGTTATACATATCATCTACGTTATCGAAACCCCTTACTTGTTTACCACTTGAATCGGAGTCTCCTATATTCAAGTTATTCAAAAAAGAATCGTTCGGATTCGTCTTCATTCTTCTTGCTTGTTTTATCATCCCTCTCGCACTCGTATTTGCCTTTGCCAACTTCTCTGCCCATATCATGTCTTCCAGACTAACTTCGGTTCCTGCTGCAATTGATTTGCATATGCCTTCAAGCCGAAGACGATATTGTGTTGATAGCATATAAATTCAGTAATTACTTTTATTTAATCACAAATTTTTTAGCACTTCAAGTAATGTCATGTTACCATGATAATACCCAGCTATATCAATGATAAGCACACCTAATAACATAATCCCCAGTGCTATTAACTGGGGATAAGATTCTTCCTTTTTATTTGTCATTCAACGTGAATAACTCCTTTCATCCCTGCACCTGCATGAGGTTCACATTGAAACTCATACTCTCCAGATTCGGGGAAAGTAACCTCGAAACTTTCCCCACCCGTAAAAGCCAGGTCTGAATGTGAAAGTTCTGGATGTCCATTAACTACCATGTTATGTGGAGGCAAATCACCATTTACAAATGTAATTGACTCACCTGCTTTGATAGTAATTTCATTTGGTTGAAAAATTAAATTACCACCAGACCCCATAGTAATCTCAGCAGCATATGCTTTACCACCTAGAAAGACACAAGATACAAGAAGTAGTGCTACTACCATGCATCTATTAGTCCAATGAATAAACTCTTTCATTTATTTCTCCTAATAAAGTTCTTCTTCTTTACCTAATTCAATTGTAACATCAGAAGTTGGATAAGCAACACAAGTTAAAACAAAACCTGCTTCAAGTTGGTCTTCATCTAAGAATGATTGATCTTCTTGATTTACAGTCCCTTCTGTAATCTTTGCTGCACATGTTGAACATGCACCTGCCTTACATGAAAAAGGAGCATCTATACCCTCTTCCTCTAATTTATCAAGAATGTATTCATCCTCTTCGCACTCAAAAGTAGTGCTATTTCCTTCAGTGTCAATGGCTGTTACATTGTATGCCATAATCATTCCTCCTTTTTAATTGATTCCAAAGAAAAAGGATGTTCGTGTAGATACGGAACATCCTCCTTTGCGAATTTTACTGCTTCAAATGCGTCAGACGCATATTCGCACATTTCGTGATATTCATTTTGTTGGTCGTGCCAACATATTGTGTAATGGGACATGATAGTTTCAACTCCAGTACATCAATATTTATTATACCACGTAAGTATTTTTACGCATTAATGTGTCGATTTACACACTAACAATCTTTGTTTAAATCCTCTGCCATAGTACCACCAATTTCAGCACCTTGATTTCCTGAGAACATAGTTATCCAACCACCAAGAACCCAACCAACATAGGGAATATTAGACAAACTAGGAGCAGCACTAGCACCAATACTGGAACCGACGAGTCTTCCTGTTCCTTCTGCACTTCCGATTGCTTTGATACAAGCTTCGGATTTTCCGTCTGCGATTGTTGTTGATGAACTATTCGGTTTTGTGTGAAATGCACCGTCCATCGTGAACTGTTCGATGGTTTTAACTTTGTTATTAGCCAATCCCAGAAACCCTGCTTTGGTATTACTATCCCGTTCCACATGAAGTACTTTAGGATCGTTCGCACGATATTTAATTCTATACCCTTCTTTTCCGACTTCTGCTTCGTATGCTGTATATGGTCCTACTGGGACATTGATACTTGGCAATTTACTCTCACGATTCATAAGAGCACCAATCATACCAATATGGGAAAGTCCTAAAACTCCCCCAAGTCCAAGAGCAAATACTCTAGACCACTTCACTTCTTTCTTTTCCATTATCCACTTTTCTTAGGAGTTGAAGTAGGAGCAAGTACCATCGGTGCTTGTTCGATGCGAATGGTTTGTGCAGGTGCAGTGTTTGCTGCTTTCTCAAGTAGCTTCTCCATATCTGCTTTTGTTACTGAACCAGGTGAAGATGTTGATGCACCGTTTCCTTTGTTCTTTGCAGTTTGAATTCCGAAGCTAGCTAAAACTCCCGTAAAAACCGAAGCTATGAAAGTTGGATCAATATTTTTCTGAGGGAAATTAGGAATTGAAACATAATTTAATGTTAATATTCCACCACTCCAGATTAAGATACCCAAGCGCACAAAAGTGGAGAAGATTTCCATCTGCTCCTCTTTGTCCTCTGCTAGTTCTTTTAACTTACCGAGTGGTCCTACCTTCTTTTTAGGTTCTTCCTTTTTTATTTCTTCAGCCATAAAAATTAAGACGACTATTTATATATAGTCATCCTAACTTTATATTAACTAAAAAGGTGATGCAGGTGCTGTTGCAGGTGCATCAGGTGCAGTTGCTCTAGATGGTGCCATAGGGTTTGGTACTTCTAATGCACCACTGATTCCACCACCACCAAGACTTCCAAGTCCACTAGGTAGAACTGATTCCATTACTTTGCTTTTGATATTGTCGATAATCGCATCCTTACGTATGAATACGTAACCAGCAGTACCAACAACGGTGAGAGAGACAACACCACTTGCAATAGCAATTCCATTTACAATTTTCTGTAACATGACTATTTAACTAATAAACTATATGTCATACTCGCTCCCTTTACCAATATAGGCAAGAGAGATAATTTCTTCGTCTAGATCTTTATTATTTGCACTAATCCACTCATCAAATTCTTGACGAATTGAATCACCGTTCATAACCTCTTCAAAATCACCACGAGAACAAAGTTCACACATTCGGTCAATCGACCAGTAGTATGTTTCATTCACTGTTTTTTTCAAAGTTGCCATAATCTTTACGCATATAACGTCCGAGTATGTTGCTATTATAGTACATTGGTGTCCCGTCGTCAAGTGCTTCCATTAATACGTTATGGAGAAACAGTTGTTTTGTCTCTTCGTAGTTTACTTTTCCAAGGGTTTTGTGGAGGCTGAGGATTTCTCGTCTGAAAGAAGTTCTGCCAATTTCTCTAATATCTCGTTTAAGGTCTTCAGAACTTCCGTAGTATCGTTTCCAGTCTGACTCACTTGTGACTCTTCTCTTTCCTCCTCTGGGTTTCCTCTTCTGGTAAAAGTACTTTCTTCCGATGTAGGACTTCTGCGTGGTGGTATTGGTGATGCGATAGACGAACCCATAGTAGTCCCCAATATCATCAGAGGTAAAAGGAGTACCTTCATAAATCCAAGGGTTTTCATAATCAACTTCCATCCTATAAAGATCATTTCTTTATATAGACAGATTTTTATAACTTAAATCCTGAGAATGTATCTTTCTTTACGTCTTGTTTAATACCACCGACAATGTAAGATTCTACCTCTGTCTCCTGTGGTGCAACTTGTAATCCTTTAGAACTAATCCAATGCTCTGTCCAAGGTAATGGATTATTCTTTGCAGGAATATCATAAATTTGTTTTAATCCAATCGCACGTATTCTACGATTTGCCACCCACTCAACATACTGTTGTAATAACTTATCATTCAATCCAATCATACTACCATCTTTGAAGAGATACTCTGCCCATCTCTTTTCTTCATCAACAGTATTCTTAAATGCTTGGATTAACCAGTTCTCTTCTTCTTTTACAATCTCAACCATTTCTGGGTCATCACCCTTTCTCCAATTGTTTAGAATGTTTTGGGTGATTGCAAGGTGTTGGTTTTCATCTCTTGCAATGAGGGATATAATTTTTGCACTTCCCTCCATAAGTTTGAGTTCGCCGAAAGCGAAACTGCAAGCAAAAGACACATAAAAACGAATACCCTCAAGGATGTTAACATTGGCAACTGCACGATAAAGTTTTCTTTTTAATTCTTTTCTTTCGATTTGAGCAGATGTATGATCTCTCCAACCATCTTTCCACCAGTTACCTGTGTCGTACTGATGTGCTGTATTCACAAAAGAATCATATGAACCAGTTACATTTGCAGCACGTTCTAA